TTTCTCAATCCGAACAATTGAATCCAAAATAACATCATTAACAACCCGATAATTGGGAATCAGGTTCCAATATACAACCAAATCATCTCCATTAATTTCAGTGAAAACACCAATTCTCGAAAATAGATATGGGAGAGTCTTCTCATAATTCGAAATCATAAAAACATGAGCTTCTGGTTCATTAAAAGACCTCAAATACTCATATATTTTTTCATCAGATGAACACAAAATGCTTTCAATCCCCAAATTACCAACCGGAGGACATTCCAATTTCATCGTAACAGGTAAATAATCTCCTACTTTAATTTCTGGGGTCGGCTTTTCAATGAATTTTTTAAGTTCTTCATTCCAAACAATCAATGACTTGCTCTCGACGACTTTAACATCGCGTCCACTTTCAGTATAAATCTTATACATTTCTTTTCCTGGGTCATGACGAGTAATCGCAGTTATTTCACCCCAACTAACATGACCATCATCATCAGTCGTCGAAATATACGCACCATCCTTTAATTTCAACAACTCTTGTTCTTTCTCAGGCAAATGTTCGATTTCATTCTTATTTTCATCCAAATGCTTATCAATCCATTCACCAATCTGAATATATTTCATTTCTCCGTTTTCCAAAATCACAACAGTTGTATCATAACTTACTGATTTAATCGCTGTATCAATTACACCAACGCGCCCACCCATCTGATGAAAAAATACTTCGTGTGGGTCCAATCCATTGAAAAAGTTATTTACGATGAATCCCCTACTAATCGCGCCATAATCATCCTTTGAAAAATGGGGCAACGTCCGCTTATCATAACCGAACGCAACTCGCCTATCAATAATAGATGTCTGTCCCAAGAATCCACGCGTCTGACAAATAGCACTCAACACATCACCCTTCGCTCCCGAACTGTTCGTAATATACATTCCGTTCTTTCGGTCAATCGTCTTTTTCAAATATTTTTCAAAATCATACTTCGCCCCATCCAACTGCTCCTTTATATCCTGTTCCAAACTGATATGAATAAATTTCTCATCCAAATCTGGATTATAGATACCAACATTCGCCTCCTTTATAATTGTATTAACATTCTGAATGCGCGTTTCAATGAACTCCTTGATTTTCTTGTTATCATCAGCAGTCGGAATACAATCTCCCATACCAATAGTAAAGCAATGCTCTGATAGCCATTTGTTCAACATCCTCTGGTTGTTATCCAAGAAATTGCGAACAGCCTCTGGACCAAATGAATCAAAAATCATGTGAATAAGAGTCTTTCCAATAATAGTTTTATCAAGTATTCCCTGCTTGAAAACTCCGTTCTCTATGATAACCTTATTATGGTCGACTGGGTCCATATCATAGCTCTTGTTCTCCTTTGTGAATGAAATGTCCGGCAAGAACATCGAGTAAATATCCTGACCCCGCCAGTTTCCATCCTTATCGGGATGAGGCATATTCCCCGTAAATTGTGGATTTGTCATCGTCAAATTAAAGGCGTTTTTCTTTGTGATTTTGACGTGGGGATGCGTAATCAAGAACGCGGCAACCATAGTATCAAAATTTACTTGAATAATCGGCTCTGACTTCGCTGGGCTAATAATTTGCGTTGGGACTGCTGTAAGTTTCTCCAACTCATATGCGGTCTGAATATTCTGGGGGATATGCGTGTTCATCTCATCTCCATCAAAATCCGCATTATAAGGCGCAGTGCAATACACATTCAAACGAAATGTCTTTCCAGGCATTACCTTGACTTTATGGGCCATCATACTCATTCTGTGAAGAGACGGCTGTCTGTTAAACTGGCCCCAGTCTCCATCCATCAAATGTCTTTCAATAACATCTCCATCCTCCAATACGACACTATTTCTATCAATATACTTCAAATAAATATGCTCCGGATGCGCGATTCCATTCTCATCGTAATTCATTTTTGTTATTTGCTTCGCCCCCGGATGGACAAGAGGCCCATTCCGAACCAACCTATACAACTTCTCCTTATTATACTTCGTCACAATCTCGGGAACGGTCAGATTCATCGCAATTTTCATAGGGACACCGTATTCATCGATACTGATGCTTGGGTCCACACCTACGACAGTTCTTCCAGAAAAATCCACACGTTTTCCCATAATATTGGACCTAATTCGACCTTCCTTACCTTTCAGCCTCTGACGAATCATTTTGAGTGGTTGGCCACTTCGACGGCTACTTACTGGAATATTCTTAATTTCATTATCAACCATAGTCGCAACGTGATACTGAATCATATTATGGACTAAATTAATCTGACGCGCCGAACTCTCTTTCTCAACATCGCCATCCTTTTTCAAAGCCTTCTCCAATTCTTTTTTAAGAAGAATAACATTCTTCACAATTTCGGCGATTTTTGATGTCAAGTCATCCTCCGCTCTCTGATTGTTGTCCTGACGAACTGATGGACGAACCGCAGGGGGCGCAACGGGGACAACAGTGCATATCATCCACTCTGGGCGAGAATCAACAATGTCGAACCCGAGCAATTCAGCATCTTCATTCGTAATCTTCTTGAAAATATTGAGGACATGCTCAACTGGAAGCATGAACTTCAATTTCTTTTCATTCGCATCCTTGAAAGCGTCGGAGGAATACTCGGCGTCAATCTGGATGATGTTGTCGTTCTTGTATTTGTCTCCCATAACTTTTCTGTATATGGTTGGTTGAACCGCATTACAACCTCCGTTATAAATACATTTCTTGCTTGACTGCTTTGTGCATAAATCGGCGACATACTTGAAAGCATTCGCCCCATTCTTTTTCTTTAATTCTTTCATAATAATTGGGTTCGACTTGTCAATCAATAAATTCGCGCATCGAATACATACACATCGAAGCAATTTGATAATTGTGTCCATATGCTGTATCCAATATACGGGGAGGGGGAGTTCGATGTGTCCGAAATAGCCGGGGCATATCGTATGGTCATAGTCGTCGGTGGGGCAAATACGCCCTCTTTCTAAGACTCCCATCCTCGGATCGAAGAGACCATTTTCTTTCGGCTCGTTTCCATCATATGTCTCCGGAATGGTGACATGACAAACCGAAGCCTTTTTCAGAGCGTCTGGATTTAATAATCCAAATTTGACCTCTGTAATATTCGCAATGTTGCTAACGTCTGATAATTCTTGAAGTAGTTTAGACATATTTAATAAAGAGATTTATAATATACTGTTATATTTCTTTTAAATTGGTTTTTTTTAAATCAATTTTTTGGGATTCTTCGGGGTCATCGGAGTCGTTATTTTCGTTTGATTTAGTTTATTCCTAAATAAAAATAAAATATTATTAATAAATGACTGATTCCGAAAATAATAATTTGCCAAAGAAAAGATTTTTCTCCGAAATATTTTCAAATTTAGGCGAAATAAAAAAACCGAAAAAAGAAAATACTTCCTATGAATTAAACATTATGAATGAAGATAATGAAATACCTAAGAAGAAAAAAAGTGCGGATTCCAAGCAATCTAAAACCCTTTCTAAAATATCCAAAAAAGATACTTCTGAGGTTGAACCAATAGATAATAGTTTTATAATTAGCAAAAAGAAAGTTTCTGCTAAGACACTAAAAACTCTGGATATTTCTGCGAAAGAATACGAAATCATGACAGAGACTGAGTTCAATTATTGGAAAAAACTATCAAAAGATGAAAGACAAGAGCTAAAAAAATTAGAGCAGGAATTGAATGAATATGAGTTCTCCGATATTCCGGAGAGGTTTCGTATTCTTAAATTCAATATTCCACTGGCCACTAAAAGAAACATCATGCAACGTTTCACTCAGTTCGAACTAATGGAAACTTCGGACCCAGAGTATTTCAAGCTCAATCGTTGGATGGAAGGAATTCTCAAAATTCCATTCGGTAATTACATTAATCTTCCCGTTTCAATAAATGACCCCTCTGATAAAATCAATTATTTCATTTCGGATGTTCGTTCTAAAATGGACGCAAGTATATTCGGACACGTTGAAGCAAAAGATAAAATTATGCAAGTCGTCTGTCAGTGGATATCGAACCCCCAATCATCCGGAAACATAATCGCCCTTCAAGGACCCCCTGGAATTGGTAAAACTTCTCTTATCCGAAATGGAATTTCAAAGGCTCTCGGGCGCCCTTTCCACATGATAGCCCTCGGAGGAGCAACTGACGCAACATTTCTTGAAGGACATAATTATACTTATGAGGGCGCAAACTGGGGGCGAATCGTTAGTATAATTATGGATTCCAAGATAATGAACCCGATTATATTCTTTGATGAACTCGACAAAGTCAGTGGGACAAAACACGGCGAAGAAATAATTGGGGTTCTTACTCATTTGACTGACCAGACGCAAAATTCATCTTTTCAGGACAAGTATTTTTCTGGTATTGACTTAGACCTATCAAGATGCCTATTTATTTTTTCTTATAATGATGAGAGCCTATTGAATCCAATATTAAAAGATCGCCTCGTTAAAATAAACCTTTCAGGATTTTCTACAACTGAAAAAATAAATATTTCTAAAAATTACATAATAAAAGAACTTAATCAAAATATTGGGTTCGATGATAGCGCAATAGTATTCAGTCATGAATCGATTAAGGAGATAATTGAAACATACACCGATGAACAAGGCGTCCGCGAATTAAGACGCTGTATTGAAACTATACTTCTTAAACTAAATATGCGCCGTTTTACGGAGGAAGTTCGGTTTCCAATCCATATTAATTCAGATATTATAAAAGAATATCTCAAAAAGCAAAATTCGGATGAATTCTTGTCTAAAATGCTCTATCTCTAAAATGAATCATCAGGAAAATTCTTGTTATTACCTCTCTGTTCTCCAATATTTGTCTGCTGATTGAGAGTTGTGCAAACCTGACCAGTCGATGTAGAATAATCTGAACGACAATTTGGACTCGCGCGGTTCTTCGCAAAAACGAACATACTATCCTTCGGAATTTGGGAGTAAATCATCTCATTCGCAAGAGGTAAAGGAGTTCCCTGAGGAACAAATAAGAAATCACTATCAATGAGTTTATTATTTGCTGGTTCCGCCTTCCAACCATTATATGGATTCGCCTTTAATCTCAATCCGTCATAATTTCCATAAACACCGTTTCCCATTTCATAAGAAACAGGCGCAGGGGTATTTACACTTAATAAATAAGTATTGTTTCCTAAATAAGATGCCTGTTGTTTATCGAGCTTATCAATGCGGTCAAAAGGGTTCGTCGGGGTTTTACCTGCGGGGCCTCTGTAATAATCTGGGAATATACGATTCATTATAATATACTTAGATAAAAAATATATCTATTCCTCTTTTTTATTTCCAAATATCCAGCGTATAATTCCATAGAGTATCATTTTTCCATCTAATCTAAAATGATTAAAACGCTGTAATATATATTTTTCATTTTTTTCATCATTAACTATTTTAGTTTCGTCTAAATTATTTTTAATTTTCAATACTTCTCCGGAATCAATTTCATACTCATTCAAAAAAGAATCTTCCATTTTATATTTCATATCTCTGAATGGAAATTTATTTAGTTTATGGCTGTAAATGCGATTTAGAGGGATTCCATTATTTTTAGAAAGATAAAAGTCATTTAGGGGGCCACCGTATTTTATTAATAATGATAATAGCTCAGTTCTTTCTTCTGTGCAACAATCAATTTCAACTATTTTATTTGGGTTTCTTCTTAAATTATCATCTTTTGTATAAACTGGAAAATAATCAATTGTATCACTCGGAAAATTAACAATGTAATCAATATTGTTTTTACGATAGATAATTTCAATCAGACAATTTTTAATAATTTGTTTTTTCAAAAAAGTAAGAGATATAGATGATGAATATTTCATCTTGTCATTTAGATGACTAATTGAATCAGTATGTTCAACTACTTCGTCGTCATAAATAAAATAAATATTTTTGATTGAAACATCTTTTGATATATTTTTATTCTGAAAATATCTTAATTCAAAAAACATATTAAATAAAAATGTGAAGATTCTATTTAGTATAGCGACCATTATTTTATTATATATAAAATCTTTTAATCTATTTAGTAAAAATAAAATCTATATTATCATATAAATGAGCAGTTGCGCAAACATTGTTAATCGCCTTCAAAGCGATGTCTGTCTTCTTAAAGAAAACTGGAGCTATATTGAACTAATGGCGGCGATTCTTAAAATTGACCAAGCTATTTTTCTTCAATCTCCCCTTTTAATTTATCTTGTTCCAGCTACCCCAAATGGAATCGGAGTTCCTCTCACAATCGAAGCATCTTCTCCTTCTGCTCTTACTACAACTACATATTCAGGATTAATTGTATTGGATCCATATGCGAGTGATAACTGTGTTGTATTTACAACTGAAACCCTTATTAATTTTGGACAAAGAACTTCAACTGGTTTTTTTGAAATGACCGATACTCTTCCAATTGTTGTTATTGATGCTAATCCAAGCATTCTTTCAACTCTTTCATATAGCGATGTCGTTGCTGCTCTTCAATCGTGCGCCGGTTCAAATGATAATCACACTGTTAGCTGTGAGGCCTTTGAAGCATTAAACATTTTTCTTAAAAAGAATTTTGGAATTAAGAATCTTACTCCTTCTGTTGCGGCATGCTTTTATGATTATTTTAATCAGAATTCAAATAAAATAGTTGCGCCAATTGTTGAAAAAGAAGAACCAGTTGTTTATCTCCCAGTCGATGGATTATCCACTGTTAATGAGGCTTCAAAAGTAAAGACCGAAGTCAGCGTTGTTTTACAAACTCCAACACCGATTACAACTGATATTACTTCAACCATAGAAGAACCAACAAAAGAAAGAACGTTTATCCCGAATTTAATTGATAGATCTTTGGAAAATGCTTATCCATTTGAGCCATTCGAACCATTTGACCCATCATTACCACGTGAAATTGTCGTATCTGATAGGTCAATTAAAGTTGAAAAAGTTGAAGAACCAGTTATTGTTCGCCACATTGAGGATAGCGCTACTACGACTACAAGTTCAAGCACTGAAAGTAGCAGTAATGATGCGATTGAGGCTAAATTAAGAGCTCTTCTCGAAGCAACTGAGACATCCGAGGTTTCAAGAACAGAGTAAGTAATTACTATTTTATAAATTATATTTTTGTATTATAAAAATATAATGGAGTCATGTATAACAAATAGATTAAATAGTTTATGTGTATTATATTGTAATTTAGAAAAAAAAGTTAATGAGTATTTATCCAAAAATGAAGTTGATTCAACTATAAAAGAAGAAATAGAAAAAATAAAAGGAGAACTTAGCGAAATTAAAAAAGAAAATAATTCATTAATAAAAGGAGAATTAGAAATAGTAAATGGAGAACTTAAAATAATTAAAAATAATAATAATTCTACAATAAAAGAAGAGTTAGATTCAATAAAAAATACAATTAATTCATTAACACACGAATTACAAAATAAAAAAAATATAAATTTAGATTCTCCTAATTATCTTGAATATACATTATTATACGCAGATTTTGAAAATTGTGGGATATGTATGTATTGTCCAAGTGAGCCATATGAACCAGATAATGATATATCAAGTGGTCCCATTATCGATAACGATATATATACGAATTTAAAAAATATTTTAAATAATTAAAATATAAATAATATTATGACATCAAGTGAAATATGTGGAGTAGTAAATGCTCTAACTCGAACAGTATCTGATTTACAAATAAATTCTCAAAATTTTAGTAAAGAATTATGTATTTTCAATACTGACTTTTATAAAAATAGGAGACTCATTCTATTTAGTTTCCTAACTTACGATTATACAACTAAAGATTGTGTTAAAATAACATGCGATGAATTGGATATTATGCGTGAATTCTTGCTAACATATATTGAAAAATTTCAATGCACTGGTAATATTGGAACTGTTTTTATTTCATATACTTGTAATAGATTGAGGTTCTGTTTTTGCTATTATGAACGCGCATCTAAGACATCGGAAACCTGCGACACTCTTAAACTGATAGAAGAAGAAATAAATACTGTTTTTGATGGGTCCATTTTTAAGCTTCTTCAACCGTTCTTCAACAATATTCCTCCGAACACTCCAATATCAAATATTAAAAATCTTCACCTTTACTTTAAAGAAGGATGTTATTATTTGAAGTGTAATGTAAATGGTTTATTGAATTATTGTGAATTGGAGAAAACGGTTCTAAACTGGAATTCAAGTAATTGTATCCCAATCAATGGAATGAATAATAATTTTATTAGTGGTAGCTATTATGATACAAATATATATCCCAATGGATGCAACCATCCAGCGGAACCTGCCGAACCAGCAGAACCTTTTGCACCTTTTGAACCATTTTCACCATCTGAACCATATGGCCCTATTACAAAAACAAAAGAGCAAAGGCGTGTCCTCGAAGATATTGAGAACACTGACTATTTCAATATAGTTAATAAGAAACTTGATAAGAAAGAATTGAGTAAAAATACTTTATCCGGAGTTGAATCTGCTGAAAAACATGAAGGAAATATTAGGGCGGCGATTAGTCGAATCCTCGAAATTAGTTCAACCGATGAATTAACCAGTTTGTAAAAATAACTTAAAGACATTTTTATATATAGAATAATAATGGAACACCACAAATTACATACACCTTGGGTATTATGGTTTCATTCGTTGGATGACACGAATTGGACAAAAGATACATACACAAAAGTCGCAGAAATGAATTCAGTTGAGGAATTTCTTGGGGTATATCAGGACTTCGATACATTTGGGAAAGGAATGTTCTTTTTAATGAGGAAAGACATTTTCCCCCAGTGGGAAGACGAGAGCAATATTAAAGGGGGCTATTGGTCTTATAAAATTGGAAAATCCGTTGCGGAGAAGGCGTGGTTCGAGTTGTCTTGCGCTTGTATTGGGGAATGTCTCACCAAAAAACCGGAAGACATGTTCAATATTAACGGAATCAGTTATAGCCCAAAAATAAATAATGTTATTATTAAAATATTGAACCGCCACAGCGAAATAAATAATCCGATTGTGTTGAATGATAAAATCGAAAATTTACATCCGAGCACGTCGCAATTTAAATCGCATATTGAAAATAAGGATGAGTTCGTAAGTAGTTAGGAATCATTTTTCGTAATTTTTTCATTCAGCAATTTCTGTTTTTCTTCTACTGAATATTGAACAATATTAATATAATTATCTTGTAATATTTTTACAATATAAGAATACGTATCATTCAATTGTGAGTCATTTTTCGCTCCCGCAATCAGGATTTTTCCTGTTCCGAAAACGGCTATTGAAATACGGCGACAATCCCCATCACCTTCACCCCTCTTCTTTTTTGCGGAAAATTTACACTTTTTGGAACAGGCGCAAACCCCATTTTTCACGAGCTGGTTCGTGTTCCACATGAAATATATTTTCACACCTTGATAAACGCGGGGGTCATAACTGCTAAATAGCTGATATATTGCGCGGTCGCGGATAAGGATATCATACAACTTGTGATTATCAATGAAGAAACCGACGAAGAAATTACTATTAATCATAACAATATCATAATTGAGAACATCTGCACTGGAACGGTCGGTTTCCGTTTCAAAAATTTCTGGAAATTTCTTCATTTCCGCGATTAATAGGCGGACTGCGTCGAGTCCATCATCATCATTTTTGGAACCAGTGCATGTTATACGCCCGTTCGTAAAAATCATAAGATTAATACATTTTTTCTCGCGAATTTGGACTGATATACAAATCGAATTATAGAAATTATTATTCAGTTTGCTGTTTTTGACTAATATCTTATCATCGGCATCTTCGGTTTCAACTTTTGTGTAATTAATCGATTTTATTGGAAAATCTGGGGTTCCGACTTTTTCCTCTAATTTTCGACACATTAATTTCATATTGTATCTGACATTTATATAGCAACACGCAGTCTTGACTGATATATTCAGAGAATGGGCTTCTGGTATATCGACTGGATTGTTCTTTTTGCGCAGTAATATACGCATCATCATTTCTTCGTGTTGATTAATTTTATCAACAAACTCTGGGAGTGGGAATTTGAATTTAGAAGTCATTGTTATTATCATTTATAATATTGGAACGTTTTTAAATCACTTTTTTTCGTAAAAATGATTTAAAAGATTTAGAAGGAATAGTTATATACGATGTCCGAATATATTATGGAGTGTAAAACTGTCCAAACTGGAGTTTTTAAAACGCTGGTCGAGGCTTTAAAGGATATCCTGACCGATATCAATATTGAATTTCACAAGGGGAATAGTGAGTCTCCGAATGATGATGAAAAGGGATACATTAAGATTGTGGCGCTGGATAGCACTGTGAATATTATGGTCCATTTGAAGTTGGAGGGGGCGCGATTTGAGTCTTATTATTGTAAGAGGCGGATGTTAGTTGGAGTCAGCATGATGTATTTTCACAAGCTGATTAAGACGATTTCTAACAGTAATGATTGTTTAACATTATATATCGCCGAGAATGATGAGAATAAGCTCGGAATTAAGATTGAGAACAGTGAGAAGAATAGCGTAACGAATTATAAGCTGAACCTGATGGATATTAAATATGACGACATTAATATTCCTCCACAGAAATTTGATAATATTATTAGTATGCCCAGTGACGATTTCCAGAAAATTTGTAAGGATATGAATAATTTGGCGGAGATTATTGAGATTAAAAATGTGGGGAACAAGTTGATTTTTGCGTGTAGCGGGGATTTTGCGGATCAGGAGACGGTTTGTAGTGAGCACAGTGGGCTCAAATTTGATAAAATGAATGATTCACACGAGGTTATTCAGGGGTATTATAATTTGAGACAGCTCGTTCTTTTTACGAAATGTACGCATTTGAGCAATAGCGTAGAGATGTTCATCAAGAACGATTTCCCACTTATTATTCAATACAAGGTTGGGAGCCTCGGATGCTTGAAGTTAATTTTGGCGCCGAAAGTTAAGTAATTTGCGGTTAGTTTTTAATTTTATAATTCATTGAGCGCGAACACTCAATAATCACCGAATATTGATTGGTTCTCCAAATTCTGAAATCGCTCGTTGATTGATTTCTGGATTGTTTTTGAAGAACTCAACAATGAACATTGATATTTCCTTGTTAAAAATATGGCTTGTACTACGACGTTTCCCCTGATAATACCGAATCTTGCGCAATGTTTGAACGAAAACGTCTTTTCCAACGTATTTTCCAAACTTGAAAATCAAATTCACAAGTGGTTCTATTTTGTCGATTTCTATCGAAGAAATATATTGAACAAGTGAATTGATTCGTTCAGAATATTCATTTCGTATATTTTTTCGATTGACTTGAAAAAGAGGCTTCAAAACAAAAAAATACAGACGAGGATTGTAAGTACATGAGAGTGATTCATACAATTTCAGAATCAAAATCATGAGTATCCTTGAATGTAACTTTGGTGTTGTATAAGAAAACATTCCAGGTAGGATGTCTTCAATACGTTCTTTATCAGATTGTGAAACTTGAAAAAATTGTTCAATTCCTTGAATTGAAAAGGTTTCAAATAAAATTTTGAAAACATCGAATATCAATTCCGAATACTTCGCGCATTCCGGCTGGACCCGTCGAACCGTATGACTAGAATTTTCACATTTTATGCGAAAATGTGAAAATTTTGGTTGTTGAGATTGATAAGCTTGATTTTTTTCTTTCCAAGCTTGAACCGGTTCGGGTTGAACTGTTTCAACATTGATTGAAACCAGTTCTCCATTAGAGGTTTGAACTGTTAGATTACATCCAAGAATAGAACCTTCTTGGCTTGTAATTAAATCAATAATAGATTGAATTGCTTTTGACATTTTTCTTCTTTTTAGTTCCTAAAAATAACTGTTTATTTTCTTTCAATTTTTTCGCGAATTTGTATTCGCGCATTTCGCCCGTATATTTCCTATTTTACAGTTATCCGCGATTATTTTTTCAGAAAACGACAATACTCCGAACTCTTTTTTACACATACGGTCGGGATTGTTCGTCTCCGGAAAACAGCTCGTCGTATTTTTGAATAATTGCTTCCCATCGTAATAATTCCCATCACATACCCCCCTCTGATATCCATCCGGACATCCACTATATTGAATATTTTTATATCCCAAAGTCATATAATTAGACGTATTTTCTCGTAAGTTCTTGTTCTGACAGACAACATTCATATCACTACCTACGGGGACGCACTTTGTGGATGCTGACCCCAATTTAACTCCGGCCTGATATCCATTCTCACAATATGCGCGAAAATCATTTTGCGGACAGTTTGCCCCATCTATTTTTCGAACGCCAAAATTATTACCGAAATTCTCTTTACACATTAGGTCATAGGAAATAAGGTCATCTTTGGGATACCCCAAGCACTTTGTTGATTGATACGGATGATAATATATACTTCCTTTAACATTATGAATTGTTTTCTGTTTTGGATATCTATTTAAGAGCGTGGTAAGTTGCTGGGCGGTCATACATTTTTTACCAAAATACGGGTGCATATAACCGAACTCGTTATTTCCAAACCTATTTTTGAACTGACATATTCCGAGTTCCTTATTTACAACATTGGATTTCACGCGATTCCCATCGATATCTCCGCGACTTAAATTAAATCCCTCATTTGTCCGATTTGGTTGTTGTGTTCTTCTATTTGGTGGTTGTGTTCTTCTATTTGGCCGACAATTTCTGGCGTTTTCACGCGCAATTTGAGCATTTACTTGGTCTTTATATTGCGCAACAGCATTCTCTTTACAATTTTCTAATCTTTCCGCTGGTATTACGCAAACGCCATTGGACATTTGTGTTCCGAATATTCCATCTCTTTCACATGTTCCAGTCGGAATACCTGCTGTTGCGCTTCCTGTTTGCGCTACTCTATTACTCGCGGGTTGAGTTGATAACGGAAGACTCCCAACTGAAAACATTTCGACCTGATTTATATTAATAAACCCAATTACTAAAACGACACCGCATACAAAAAACATCCCACCAATTCCCCAGAATGCGATATCGCTGTAATCTTCTACTGATACTTTGCCGATTAAAAGTAGAAGTAGAATACATACTGAAAATATCATGATAATAATCCCAGAGTATATTCCGGGAAGATTTCTATCTAAATACGTTGAACCATCGCTTTTTCTTTTTCGAACCGTGGAAAGTATAATTATAATGATGGATAATATTATATTAAAAACTGCGACTATTAAAAGTATATTATTAATCATTATTATTATAATATAAAAATAAATTAGCAATTAATAATATAATGGCTGGTGGATTAATGCAACTCGTTGCTTATGGATCACAAGACTTATATTTAACAGGAAA